GCCCCAGCCGTAACCGATAGCTGCCATGTGCACGTCAGTCTGTTGCTTGCCCAGCTCAGATCCGGCCATTGGCACGTCATCAGCGTTTCCGTTGATCCACTTCGCCTTGCCGTGAATGTCGGAAGTGAAGTGCGTGACAGTGCTTGCAAACTCGTGTGCAGAGGTGTCGATGTTCACCAAATCGCGGTACTGTACTTCCGGGTACTTCCGGGCATACACGCCGCGCTCAATGTGAGTTGATTGCCGAATAGCAAAGCTCAGTGCTTTTTGTCGAAGTGTGTCATTTGCAAACATAGATAACTCCTCTTACAGTCGAACTTTGACGAGAGCGCCAGCCGAGGCAGAGCTATCGTAGCGAGCGCCTGCAATAGCAACGCCGCCAGTGTTAGTGAAATTCACGCCGTCAGCGTGAACAGGATCGCCGGCATTAACGTCAACCGAAGCGATGACGAAAATCACGCCACGAATCATGATCCGGGCCGAGTCGGGTGTCTTGAACATGTCGTAATCAGCGCGACGTTCCGCTACCGAAATACCCAGTATCGGGCCACCGGCAGAAAGGAGAACACCGTTGTCGTTTGCGCCCTGTTGGACGGGCAGGCCGAACGCGATATCTTCTTCAACCGTGCGGCTGATCAGATCCTTGTTCTCTGTGTTTACAATGTCACCGACGCGCCCTTCGTCGAGATCTTCGCTATAACTATTTTGTACGACACCCATTACGCTTGCGCTCCGTCAGTAGTTGACTGACCGTTGAGTTCAGCCAGGTAATTGTTGTAACCGTTGTCAGTGACTTTGGTTTCGTGGTCTTTGGCAATCAGAGCATCGCGAACCGGGTCACCGGTACCTTCGGGCGCTTTGAGCATGTCGAAAGCGGCCTCGATGTATGCAGGTGATTTGTCTTTGGCAAAGTCAGCGCCGTTAGCCGCCACGACTGCCAGTGTCTTGATTTCAAGATCACTCTTGTCGGTGGTGTCCAGATCGGTTGCGATTGCTTTGGCCTTGCCAACAACAGCAGCACGATCAGCAACGCGCTTGTCGAGCGCAGCACCGTCGAGTACCTTGCCCTCAAGCTCTTTGATTTTTGCGTCCTTCGCGGCCAGTTCTTTGTCTTTGGCAGCGATGGTGCTGTCAGCGGTAGCCTTTGCAGCATCAGCCGCGTCGGTCACTGCTTTCACTTGTTCTTGCAATTTTTCGATTGCTTGAGCACCCTGGTCAGTGGTTTCAATTGAAATGCCATCGATAGTGATTGTGCGTGGTTTCATGATTGAATTTCCGTCGTCGTTGACCGGGGAAGCGCCCCAGTGTTTATTTGATTGGTTGTCGCCGATGCGAACCTGAGAACCTGCACGGCCTCGATCCACTATCGCCAGATGATTCATTCGGAGGTTGCGCATTACTGCTTCGTATTCCTCACCGTTGTCTGTGGTGCCAGATGTGAAATCCAGATCCATCAGGTAGCCCATGCTGATCTCGCGCTTGCCTGCCTCTACTTTGCCGATGGTGTTTTTGTCCATCAGCAGCATTGGCACTCGAACAAACTCACCATCGCGCATGATGTCGCTGCCGACAGTGCCGACTGAATAGTCCTTCCAGTTTTCTGCGGTTACGAGTACATCCGGGTGGTCGTCTGTAACGGGTCGATGTGCAAAGCTGGCAATCGAGTCCTGAGAGAACACTTCGCTCTCTGGGCGATGCACTCGAACAGTGGAAACATCGGGCTTGCCAAGTTCGGCCCCGGTGTAAATCTGTATGCCTGTGCGAGCCACACGAACGTCAGCCGCAAGGAATCCGTCCGCCGTTTTCTTAGTGCCGGACACCTCGCCATCAATTGTGAGTCGTCGATCTTTGAGGAGCATACGTTCGGCAATTTGTGCAATTGCGCCGAATGTACGTCGTGGAGTTTTTTTATTCTATTAACAGTTTTTACAATCGTTACTGATCGTCGGGATCACCGGCGGCAAGTTCGGCAGCAAAAGCACCGGCAACAAAGCCTGCAATGGCTGATGCAACGAGTCGGCGTTTTGGTTGAATGATGCCCTCGGCAACACAGCGACACCGGATTGGTTTACCTGGTGGTAATCCGTTTTCAGCGCCCGTTCGCTGTCCGTACTTGTAGGTTTTGCCGTTCAGCGGTCGGTGCAAATCTCTGACACGCTCATCACGGCGAGTCACCCAGCGGTACTGGTTGATACCGACAGAGCGATGGTGTATTTGTGTGAGGTCTGCGTTCAGTGATGCGATCTGATCGACTGCAATGAGATCGGCTCGACTTCTCAAGATGCGGAAATCGGTTTGTATCTGTCGAGAGAGATCGCCGAGGGGTTGATTGCCCAACTTTGCAGCGAATACTGCCTGCTCGATACGCTTTACCGCGTCATCAGACAAGTTCTGAATCAGTGAGGCGTTGCGTTGCACATAATCGGTCATCAACCGCTGCTCACGCCTGCCGAGATTGATTGACAGCCCGTTGATATCGACACGAGTAGCGCGTCGTAGATTGGCTTTGAACCGCCTATCGAAGCTGTCGGCCTCGCTTCCTGCCAGCCGACCGAATGCCACAACTGCATTACTGACAGCGCCAGCCGCCACCTGTTTCAACCGATCAAACCAAGCCGATTCGTCAGCTACGAATTGCCTGTGCTCACGATAAGACGGCAGCACGGTTGACCGATACTCTGCGCGAATTTCCCGCAGCATGGCAGTTAAGATCAACCGGTACGCAATGATGGCGCCCTCGCGTTCCGTGACTGCGGGAACGCGAATCTCGGTTGTGTTGTTGAGCTGTTCGGCTATGTCCATTTATCAAAGGGTTTCAGGAGGCAGCGCAGCTCGTACAGCGGCATCCTTTGATTCAAGCAGCTTTCGGAGCGCGACAGATTGCTCCGCACTTTCCTCTGTGTTTTCCAGAATATGTAAAGCGAGCGTATGAAATTGTGCGCTCACCGCTTGGAGATGTGGTGGCAAGTGTGCGTATTCAAAAAATCTCAGTATCGGGTTACTCATGGGTTTCGGTTTCCTCTGTCTCATCAAGGTCGTCAGGGTCATCAAGCTCAAGCGCGGCAGCCGTCGCTGTAGCTATGTTCTCGATGTGTGGAAAGGCTTTCGATTCGGCCAGCCTGTGTTTTGCCAGCTCGCGGATTTCATCGCCCGTAAACGCACCGAGCGCGTCAATCTTGCTCAGTGATTCGGTGATGTTCTTGCCGATCTCCGAGAGTTCCTTTTCGCTCATTTGCTCCAGCGGTGCCCACTCAAACGTGGCGTCAGCCTCAGCGCCGGCAGAGCGCAATAGACACTGATCGAGCAGACACATTGCCGGTTCGATATCGAGTTCCTGAATCGACTGGATGCGGTCGTGGTAGTTCTTCATATCGCCCTCGCCGGTTGACGATAAGCCGCCCGGTGAGCGCGCCATGAAGCGTGTGGCCGGAATGTCAGCAGCACCCGCGCATAGCAGAATGAACGCCTCCATAATCTCTGATAGATGCGTGAAGTTGGCCGGGCGGCGCTCGTATGTTTCCAGGTCATCGAGCATCAGCGTGCCGTTGATACCCTTGCCCGTTGCCGCCAGTTGAAAGCGTTTTAAAAGGTTGCTTTCGTACCCCTCGTTATTCATGTGCGCCATAAAATCGGGCATTTTTATCACATCAACATTGGCCTCAAATATAAGCGACGCGATATTGCCGCATGTACCCGACGCCTGCTGCAGTGATTCGAATACGGCTTTCAATACTGGCTCGCCCCAGCCTTGATTAATGCCGGTGTTGAGCCAGATATTCGGATGCATATCGCCGGTAAACCGCACGATGCGCGACGGATGGACAATTACCGTGTTCTCTGGGCTAGTGATGGTGTAATTCATCGGCAAGCCGTAGAACTCACTCTGCGGATCCTGCCCGATGTCGTTTGCCATCAGCTCGCGTCGTGTCATCACGTTCAGGTACTTGAGGCCACCCTTGTCGATGTTGTTCACGTTGAGCGGTTCGGACAATTCCTCATTCGGACGGCTGGCGCCAATGTACAGCGCAGCGCCACCGAACAACCGGCCTTTGATTGTTGCCTCAAGCACTTTGTTTTTGATATCGAGCCGCTTTTCTTCGGCCTCGATAGCCTCTACGTGATCACTGTTCCACGTTCGCCACTTTCGTAACGCATCACGTGCCGGTATATCGACAACTTTTCGAGCAATCCAACTGTTGCCGTATGCTGCGATCAACTGCTGATCATCGAGAAAGTTGTCCTCGAAGTAGACACCCGCCGCCTTGTCTCTGTCCTTATTGCCCAGGTTGCCGATCAGCGACTTAAGGCTGTCTAGTGTTGGTATCTTCATCCCAGGTTCTCAAGTGTGTAGTTGCTGCCGTGTGCTATTTCGCTGTAGGCATCGTTTGAGGCGTCAACGTCATCGTCGTGAACACCAAGCGGGAATGCGTTCATCTCTGCCAAGTACCCTTCGTTCCAATCACCCGCAAGGATGTAGACGTTGCCAGCGTGCCACTGTGACGAGAGTGCTCGAGATCGAGTTTCCTTGTCTCCAGATACCGGTAGCGTTTGAACAGGGAATCCGGAGAGCAGCTTCACGTAGG